TTGTCGTATGCCATTAATATCCACTTCCTCCACTAGAGCCTCCTGATGATCCTGAACTCGAACTTGTACTTGTACTAGTGCTTGTTGAAGTGGACGTAGATGTTGCCGCACTGCCTAGTGTCAATGTGCCACTTAATCCTGTGTCTGATGATGTGCTTGTTACAATTGAACCCGACGCTTTCAAGTTACTTGCTGTGATGGCATCGATTATCTGTACATCTGTTACTTTAGCACCACTGATGAATATTTCATCATTTTCACTTCTTAATTCATATAAACTTCCAAAAGTCTGTGATCCTGCGTTTGGCACAATTACAAATGTTGAAATGTCTGGTGCAAGTGTGTTCATTACAAATGTGCTTAATTCTGTGAAGAAGAAAGTGTCACCGAACTCCCAGTTGTCCAATGAAAAGAATAAATTCATTGCATCAATAACTCTGCTCTTGATGTCAGCATCGTTGGTTACCTGATCTGGATTTTTAACAACTTTAAATGTAGCCTGTAGGCTTGAATCAGCACTCGATCCAAACAACACTTTATATTTTACTGGATGATATATTACTGTGTCACTTATGGATTTAATTGGAGCCAAGGCAGTATTAAAATTTGTGAACAATGAATCACTGCTTGGTAATAATGGTTTAGTTGCGTTTGTGCCATCTAACCAAAGTCTAAAGTCAGTGTCATATGTTCTTGTTAGTATGTACATATCTATAATGTTTGACGCACTTGGATCTAGTCTAGTGTTGCCATCCACTGTGTGTACATACTGGAATTTTACTTTGTCTCTACCAACGTGAGCAACATAATTTGTTACATCTACTGTTGTGTTGGACGTTGTATTAATCTGTTTGAAAGAATCACTGTCTACTAGATACACAATGTCACCGTCGGTGTAGTCACCTATTGTGCCGACACTTGTTTGTCTAATATATATTTTTTCTGTTGCGGCATCAACATAGTCATATCTTGTCGTGCCTGTGCTTCCTGTAATTAATTTTTGGAAAACATATTTTGTTAATGGATTTGTTAATGGATCCACAACATGATTGAAAGCATCTGGATTATCCACTATGCCATCTTGGTCACTGTCGTATTGACTTAATTCAATCTTGGAACTGTCAACATAACCTTCTGCGTTTCTAAATTCTGTGGACACACTAAAATTTAAATCTAAATTAAAGTTTGCAGTTGAATCTGGTTTTGTATTTACAGCCAACACAGCAATTTTATCTTGCAGTGTTTTTCCAGTTTGAACATTGAAGTTTCTATCTGCACTGTCATAAAAGAATCTAACTTCTTTTTTACTTTCGAACACATAACGTAATCCTCTTGAAGTGACTGTGTATGTGGAACCGTTAGTGATAAATCTGATGATCCAACTTGCGTCTAATTGTTGATTAGTAAGATCGCCTGTCTTTCCTGTGCTGAACACACCATAGACATTTAAATTATTCTCATCAATCACTTGCCATTTTCTAGTGGCTACATCATATCTTAATCCAAAATTATTGTATGCAAAAGCCTGATCAATTATTAATGTTTTTACATCATCACTTAATTGTTTGCTGAACTTAGGTAAAATTTGTGTTGCTATTGCGTTTGTTGGTATTACATCATTTAATTTAATTGCTCCATCACCTGTGCTTGAATTTGTAACTCCATCGTTCAATACACTTACAACTGATGTCCAAACATAAGTTCTTGAGTTAGGATGGTCAGCAGTACCGCTCATTAATTTGTTGTTGTCATCACCCATGAAATGTTGACCTGTAGGCGCCTCAAATTTAATCATTGCACCCGGCTCTACATATTTCATCTGACTTGCTGTAAAACTTCCTACTTGATAATTTGTTCCTGTAGAACTGTTTGTAAACTTACCTGTCGATAAATTAGTTGCCGAAGTAACTTGATTCCATGTAGCATTTAAATCTGTTAATAAAGTTTTTGGAAATTTTTCAATGTAATAGTTTCTAGTTTTCTTATCACTTAACAAAGGTTCAATTTTATTTGCAATTACACCTTCAACATCTGTTTGTGTGCTAAAACTAAAACTATCTAAAGTTTCTGTATCTTCTTTATATATGGAACCATCTGCTCCAAAAATATTTGTGTTGCTGTATTTTCCTGTGCTATCTATTAAATCAAAGTATCTTGATATTCCACTAGAAGTTCTATTAGTTGCTTTTACTTTTACTATCTCTTGATTTGTTCCTAATGGTGCAACATTGTAATCTTCTCCAGTAATCATTCTGTTCTGCGTGTAATAAGTTGCTGGAGCATTTTGTTTTATGTTCTCGCTTGACTCCGATGCTGTTGCATTGTCCACTGTATATTGTAAGCCGAATGTCAATGTCATTGTTTCTGTCTGACCGTTTGCGGAAGTATAATCAAGGTCTATTGAAATATTTTGCATATCGTCTGGTGTAATTCTAACAGAACGATTTGCACTTGTTCTATAATAAACTCTGAAAGACCCTTGCGGTAAATTTCCAAAAGTACCATCAGCAAATTTTATTTCAACTGAGTCACCGTTTTTTGTTAATACTGTGTATATGTTTTTTATGTTTTTTGCAGTCGAATTGTATATCACATTGTTTCCTAAAGTAGAATCTACTTTTGTCCACAAATTAGTTTCAATTCCATCTGCATCTAATCCCCATAACCAAACGTCTGTATTGTTAACATTTTTAGAATCTACTGAAACTGTTTGATTGTTTGAAGGAGTAACTAAATTAAAATCACCTTGGTCTAACACACCTTGTCTAAAATGCACAAAGAATCCTGTGTTGTTACTTGCACTGCCTTTTCCATCATCTCTGTGAACAATTTTAAATGGTAATCCTGCTTGTGGAGTTTCTTCTGTGATAGAATTTGTATTAAAACCTGTTGATACTAAATCAAAATCCAAATTTAATCCATCTACATTCTTTGTAAATGAATAAACAGGTACATCTGAATTGGCAGAATTAAATCTGTATTGGTTTGTAGGTATTGAATCTATTGTTCCGCTTTTTACAGGACTGCCGAACTTTTCATTTTCAGATAAAGCCGCATTTAAAACTTTTGTAAACTGTTCATTCCAGTTTGCATTACCTGAATCATTCCAGGTCACAGTTTGTCCTGACAAATTTAAGTTATTGCTGTCTAAAATATTTTGTGTAGTTGATACTCCAACTAATTTTAATAAACCATTTGCAGTCTGATTACGTGTTGCGTTGTAACTAATCAGTCTTGCTAATCTAAGAACACTGTCTCGTCTATCTGCAAGTTCTAAAAAGTTCTCACGTGCATTTAAATCTATTCTGTATGATATATTTTGTCCAAGAAAAGCAATTAAATCTATTAGTGCAAGATATTCAGAGGACTCTATGTAGTCGTTAAAATCTTCAGGATAGTTGTCACGTAGATATTGAATCATTGTTCTACGTAAAGTATCAAAGTCGTAACTTTGAAATTCTGCGTTTTTGTATGATTGGTAGACTCTTTTCCAATCTTCTGCTAATAATAATCTGTTTAATCTATCTGTTGATGACATCGACTTTCCTTTTTATACCATTATTTATTTGTGTTAGTAAACTACGCATTTAATTCAATAATCCATTCTTTTCGTCAAAAGTCAATCTAAGTTTCTCTGACACATTATATTTGAGGTATTCAAGGTCAACCTCAATCTGTATACCTGCTTCGAACGGTGTGATTAACACTTGACTTGCTCTAACCCGTGGGTCGTGGTTAATAATATTCAATACATCTTGTTTAATTGCTTCTTCCAAGTCCCCGGTCATTGGATCATGGATTACGTCCCAAATTATTGTGCCAAATGTTGGATTTTCAAGTTTTTCACCCTGAGATATATGGAAATGATTAATGATGTCTTGCTTTATAAGGCCCACATCATACAAGCCAAACTTCTGGTTATCTGAATTGGCTGTGCTTATGCCCCTATATGCTCTTTGCGTAGGAGTTGCCGTGGGCAAAGTTCCTTTGCTTATTGTTACATCTTTATACAATTTTTTCTCTGACATACTACTATTTACGCTCCTTAGGTCCTTGCATTTTTAAATGTGTCCGGAATGTTTACTGGATCTGTGACAACTATTTGCTCACTGACATTCCTGTCTGTTTTTGCCACTGCAACTGCTATTGGATCATAGTTTTCGTGATGTGTCCAAGGTTCATGCTGTGGAATACGTTTCATTATAGAATCTGTTGTTTCTCCTGGATTAGTGAACACAGATAAATCTGTAACCGGCGCTCCAGAAAACACACCGTTGGCAATATTAACAAGTCCACCAACATCAATGTTCACGTTAGCACCAGCATAAAGATTAGATGTAGCACCTACAGTTGTATTCTGTGTTCCACCTATTTGATTCGTTTGTGTTCCAGTAACTTTTAAATTTTCAGTTGCCACTTCTGTGTTGATTGTGTTTGCTTTTAAATTTATATTTCTATTCGCTTCAATATTGAAATCTCTATCTGTCTTAAAATTGAAGTCACCCTTGCTGTGAATACTCACACTGTCGTTTGCAAATATATCAACTTTTCCACTTGACGTCATTTCTATCCAAGCAGAACCATTGGCGTTTGCAATATAAACCAAATCTTCTGAATTATGTAAAAGTATTTGATGTCCTGTACGTGTTCTGATTCTGAATAGTTCATTGTGCGGTACTGTTGTATCACCATCTGAACTTTCTGCACCTTCAACATTTACATATTCAAATTTTCCAGCACTTGCTTTTGTTTTTCTTATAAATTTGTCGTCACCGTCGTCCATAACAATTGACGTTCCACCAAGTCTTGATGTGGGGAAATCGCTCGTTACAGAACTTTTGTCTAATGGACCAGGAGTGCTAATTCCAAAAACTGAACTAGGTACTTCTCTTCTTGCACTAGATGTCGTTAATCCTCTGGTTTCGTCAGCGGTTAAGCCTTGTGTGTCCAAAACCGCTTTAAATAAAATATTAATTGGCTTTTTAATATTAAGAGGATTAGTAATTGTCGTATCACTATTTCTTAATTTATTGTGTTCGCCTACAGGTAATTTTTTTCCAATAAGACTTGCGTCTTCAGTATCTGTTGTTGTTGTTGCGGCTCTTCCATCCGGCAACATAAAATTCATTGTTGCTTGTTGGATACATCCTATCCAGAATGCTCTATTAATATTTCCTTCAACAAACATGACTAAAACTCTGTTGCCCACATCTGGTGGAACAAACCACATACCATAACTTTGTTGGCTATCGGAATATCCATCATTTTTTGTTAATCCTTTTACATGAGTTGTACCGTAGAATGGATGCAAGTATCTGCATACAACTTTTTGTCCTGTAGTTTCGCCTGCTCCTGATTCTGTGCTACGTAATATTTCAACTTCTATAGAACCACTGTACACAGGATCAAGTACGTTTACCACTTTCGCCTCATACGGGCCTGCATTTTTTTCTATCGCTTTGTTTAATGACTGTCGTTTATCTAATTTCATGTTTAATTTTGTCTAACACCTCTAAATTTTTTCCTTTTGTTCACGTTATTCTTGCTTTCTTCTACAGTCTTCTTTGTCGTCGCCTCAGAACTTCCTTTGGTCTCTTTTTGACCTAGTGTCATAGACTGCGGTGCAACTAATTCTATATCTTGTTCAAACTTACCTGCTACAAACTCACTTTGTACTTTAGTTACTCTGTAAATTGCACTGAACACACCAAGTTTGATGTTTTGTTTCTGTTCCGAAGATTGTATTGTACCCAAGTTTATATCACCGGTTTGTTCATTTATATCAACAGGTGTGTTAAAATTTACCTCAACATGAACCTGTGTGTTTAAATAATTCATTTCATTGTCACCAAATTCAATTGCCGAATTCCTATTTCTTAAATCTGCAACAACAAGGTTTCCCATTCCACTGTTTGGCAAAAAATAAGTGTCACCCACAATCCGTAATCGTAGTTGTAAAAGGTCAACATCACTGTTTACAATTTTTTCATTAAATTGTCTGGCAATTTGCACTTCAGGTGAATCAACATCTAAACCGCTGGCTCTCTCGTTTGTATCTTGGGATATTGCAATTGGTGTGCCTGATGAAATAACTTTTTGTGATCTTGGCATATAATTGAATTTGGAATCTTTACCTGTAATAACATTGGTTTCAGTGGTGTCACCATCACCTCTGTCTCCCTGGTTACTTGTTTTATTTGGTCTTTCTCTTTGTGCATCAAAGAACGTAAATCTATAATTGATATCAAAATTTAAAATATCTTGGTTTGTACCTGTATAGATGTAATCATATTTCTTTCTCACAGATGATTGTAACAAGTCATATCCTTTAGCGAAATCTGTAGGATCAACAAACATTGATTCTGCCACGTTGTATGGTATAACATTGTACGTGAACACAACAGGATCTTTGCCTGTGTGTTGTCTTACAAAACTGTCTCTTAATTGCCAACATTGTGGATGTATTCTAAACCATGGCACAAAAGGTGCCTTTGATTTATTAGTCTCCAAAGTTCTTCCTATGCTTTGTCCATACTCAGAAAACATAATAACATTTTCAATTATATCTGTGACTTTTGTTCCTTTTTCAAACTTCATTGTGATTTTGTTGTCTAAAAATGTTGTTGAACTTTTGCCTCTGTTGTAGGTATTTGTCTTTTTATCGAAAACCACATCTGCATCTGCAAATTGTTTTTTGTTAAAAGGATTAGTGTTGTTTGTCAACATTTTAGAAGCGCCTATTTTGTTTCCTAAAAAGGATTGCCCTTTACCTTGATTCAGTCTCAATCCTCCGCCGTCCCCCTCTGTACTGCCTAAAAAGTTACTTACGTTTACTTGAGCACTTTGTCCTGTGCTGAAAATAGTTGTCAGTTGTTTATCTGTAGAACGTGCTTCTGAAAACACCGAAGTAGGTTCCATTACGTTTGGAGGACCTGCTCTAACCATTACTGCCCTGTCCTCGTTCAATGCGGCTATGTCTTCTTCTGAAGGAACTAGTGTGGCATTGTCTACTCCGAACGGATCGGGAAAAAATATTACTGTGGATTCATGAGGTATTTCTTCTGCTGTTTCGCCTTCTTTATTTTTCTTTTGTTTTGCTTTTTTCTCAGTGCCTATGCTGTTCAACTGATTCATAAGACTGTCTTTACCGCTTTGCAATAATTCATGGATCGTTGATCCTGTCAATGTGACTTGCTTTTTGATGGAAACAAATGCATCACGCAGTCCCATTTCATTAAAAGGATATGCCTGACAGGAGTATCTTCCGCCACCCTGACTTGCATTCATTTCAACATTTCTCATTCCTATTGGAATTACTCTACGCAACTTCCTTAAATTTACATCATCTTTTACTCGATTACCATCGTCATCGTATCCATTGAAATCAATTATTAGTGCAAAAGGCACTCTTAAATAGTCTGCTTCTGGACCATATGCTTTAATGGCTTGAACTTTCATTGCTTGAAAAAATACACCTATGCTGAAAGGTTCTATCACATCAAATGTGATCTTTGTTGCCTGTGCTTGTCTGTTTTGTGGAGTGGGTGCCACAACTGAGTCTATAGTAATATTGTCAACTAGCAATTCTAAATTTAAACCAATGTTGCCAAATGCTGTAGGATCTCTGCCAACTCTACCTGCTGTTTGAGCCACAGGGTATTTGGGTCCATTACGTACCACAAGTCCAGTATAATTTATTTCTTGTGCGTCAAGCACTGCTAAAGTTATCACATGATTTACAGTAGCAAAGCGATGGAGTGGATTTGGAATTAATTTCCTTTTGTATATTTTTTGTTCACCACCGTCTTCCTGTGATTTGGTTGCAATGCCATCATAATCATTGTTGTTTAATTCTTTGATATTTGCAGTGGCTCCTGTAAGAGAAACTTCATCAACTGAAACAGCGGAATTAATTTTAGCATTGACAGGTAGTTTTTGACCCCGTCTGTTGAATTTTCTTTTTATGGTGTCAATCGAGTTTGTCTTTGATTCTTCAAGATTAGAAGCCGCTCTCTTTTTTTTCCAGAAATTATTGTTTGCTTTTACTCTAGCCATATTATATTCCTAACAAAGAACGTAATTGCGGTCCTTGAGGAATATAAATTTGTGTTCCTGGAATCAAATCATATATCGGATCTATCAATACGTCCATATTTCTTTGTGCAAATACCCACCATAGTTTTGGGTCATTATATAAGTCATATGCCAACAAGTCCGGTCTGTGATTATACTGTGGCTCCACAGTGTATAGGAAATCATCTGGCTGTGAAGGAATAGGTCTTATTTTAAAATAACCTAAATGGTCTTCAGCATCGAAGCCTGTGGTCGCATAAGGACTTACTGCACTATATTTCGCGTCCATTAAATAAATCCGTCCTTACCAGGCAAAGTGTGTTCGCCTTTTACAAATTTTTTTAAATTGAATTCGCTTTGTTTCGTTCTGCTGTATTGTGGCATCAATCCAACTGTAACTAAACTTTCTGATGGCGCCCATGCAGTTCCTCTTTTGCCAGTTAATGCTACTTCATCATTGATATTGCTACCGCCTGCTGACAATCCAGTTGAAATGTAATCAACATCTTTTTTCAAATCAAACTGAAAGTTTGATATTACCACTGGCACGTTGTTAAAAGTATAATCACCATAACCATTAAGTCTACATACCGGTGGTGGTAAGCCTCTGTCTGGATCATTTCCGCCATAATTCATTTTTGTAACAGTTTTGAAGAAATGAACCATTGCAATCCAGTACTGTGCTTCTGCTTCATTTTGTACAAAAAAGTCTGCTGTAATTGTTATTTGATCCACACGTGAATTTTCATAAGCATAATAAGGATAATTTGTGTGAAGTGGTTGCATTGCATTATAATTGGCGCTGTGTGATACTAATACTGTTGGTGTGTAAGGAAATACACATCTCATATTTGTTCTTGCTAATGGATCCAAAAGAGATCCACCAGCCATATATTCCTGTATCCTGCTTGGTACTGAAATGCTTACTCTCCAATCCTTGGGTGCAACACTGCCGTCTGGATTAGTTGTAATTGGTGTTGCATTTTTCTCAAAACTAAAAACTCCATTACTAACAGTCTTGATAGTGCTTTTAATCCTTTTCATTTTACCTATGTCAAGGAAGTTGCTCCCAATGTCTGCGAATTTGTTTGCTACATTGCTGACGGTATTTCCAATGGTATTGCCCAACTTTTCGATGGCAGGTTTGGCATCGGTCAATGCTCCGCTGAGATTGGTTTTTATATTTTTGAAATCTTTGTCTATTGCCATTATGTGTCCTTACATTTATTTATTGACAAAATTAACTGCATATATTATACTGTGAGATAACTAATA